ATATCATATATAGGAAAAATTGTTAGCCTCGGGGGATACCTGGTCGTGAAATACCAGATTTTTTCTTAGATGATTTTTTATATTCTTTTTGTTCTTCTTCGTAAAATTTCGAAGCAGATTGTATATAAAATCGGCGCAAATATGTTGGCATATTATATACTTCCGTGAATGAGAATCCCCCTTTACCATGAAAGCAAAGGGAAAAGATTTGCTCGTGTATCGCGGGCTTATCTTCGGCCCGCAGGCCAAAAAAACTCAACATCTAATGGGATGTCCATAGTCGTATCTTCACCAGTAGCTTCACTGATAAAGGTAAACGACATATCCACATCAGGTGTTATTTCTTGAAGTTGTTCTCTAAACGCAAAAGAATCACGGGATAACAATTCATTATCTACGAATTCATTTATACGTTTAATAGAAGTATCTCCACCAACAGACAAGATTGCCTTTTTCAACCTTGTTGTGATCTCTGAAGAAATTCCACTTTCTTTTGTAAATTTCCTTAATGCCTTTAATTCAACATCAATTTCTTTTTCTTCTTTGTGTGTTAATAGACGAAATAGAATTTTAATTTTGGATGATGGTAATTCAAATTCAAATTCATTTTTACCGTCCTTAAATAGTTTCCTATCAATCTTCCTATCACTTATTTGAGTTAAATCAAAAGTTTCCTCTTGTTTATCTCCAGTAGATGGGTCTGTAAGTTTAACGGTATAATCTTTACCATATCCAAGTACTCTTGTTGCAATCATCACTGCATTTTTATCACCAAGTAAAAGATCATCAAGTGATACTTTTTCGTCTACGATAACAGATTCCAACAGTTTATCTAAAACAATTCCTTTTTGAATTAGATTCCGAGAAGTTAAAATATCTTCTTCTTTAGCGGTCATATACTTTAATTCGATAGTTCCACTTGCCAGTGGTGAATCTTTTGAATAAAGTAATCCCTTAGAAGGCAAATCAACTACCTCTGTTGGAAACTGGCGTTTATCTTCTGCCATGTTTATCTCCTTTAATGTAAAATATTATTGAATAGTAACCTATACAATATAACCAATTATTATAAAACTAACTGGGGATATTGAAATCCCCAGTTTAAAATATTACTTACTGCTGAATTATGCTTTTCCAACAGCGTCACGAACTCCATACAAACCAAATGCCGCGAGTAATTGCCAAACTACATCAGGTACTGCTTCTACAACACCTGCTGCCTGTAATACTCCAACAACTCCAGCAACTACTGAAGTCCATATTGTCTTTGATTTCCACCAAGCTTTATCTGCTATGACTGCCATAATTAACTCCTTTTTTTGTTAAAATTTTATTAGAACTGTAGTATTGCGTAATCGTATCTAAGTGTCAAGGTTACATCAACTGGGTCTGTAGTATTTGCCCAATCTAAATCACCAAATGTTGCGTTGGTAATCCATGTACCTTTAAGTGTCCACTCTTCAACCTTATCACCCACAGGTCCTAATACATTAATTGTTACATCTTTTTTATAAAAATCTGAGTATCCATCTCTACCTGTTACGGATTCATGCGATAACCGAACCCATTCCATACATGCTTGTGCGGCAGATGGAACAACAGGATCATAAAGTGTAATTTCTAATTCTTCCCATGCTCCCTTACCTTTAACATATCGTTTAACATTGATGTGGTCAAGTTCAATCGTTTCAAAAGCGATTGTAGGTCTATTAGCTGTCTTAATAAGATAAGCTGGAATACCTTCAATGTACATGATGTACCGATTTTTAGTTTTCGGTTCAAACGGTGTGAACATTATTTCAGAAGGATCTAATAAGTCTGGCATCTTTAATCTCCAATAAGTTTAATTCTTCAACTATAAATATCAATTTTATGAAAAATCGTTATATTCATTTTTCATAGTTTTATAGAAGTTTTATATCTTCTTCGTATATAAATATATTGAGCAACAAAAAACCCCTCAAAAAAGAGGGGTTTTTGTTTAGTTAATCTATTGATTAAACTTATGACGGGAATGTAGCTCCTGTCGGTAGTACTACGAAGTCCAATACAATAAATTCTGCGGTTCTTGTTGGTTGGATAAATATCTGACCAATAAGTTGATTTCTATCAATCACATCAGGTGTGTTATTGGAATCATCCATAACTACCTTAAATGCAGATAGACCACTATTTGCTTGTACTGATTCTAAGAACGGATTCACAATGTTCAAGAAACGATTTCTTGTTGCTGCTGTGTTCTGTTCAAATACTAAGTATCTACTTGAAGATGCAATAAACTTCTTGAGTTTAATTAACAATCTACGAACATTCACCCTATCAAGTGCAGATGGACGACCTTGTAAGGTTTTTTGTCCCCAAACTACTACACCTTGACCTGGGAATGAAGCTATCGGATTAACTCTATCTTCATAAAGAGTATCTCTTTCATCATGAGTTAATCTTGTTTGTGCTTCAAGTACAGTTGTTAAACCACCACGATTCAAACCTGCTGGTGCGAACCATTCGTGTGCTACTTTATCTGTGAACGCTATAGTTCCAGGTAGTACAACTGAAGGTGGGACCCAAACTGGTAATGCTGTATTTCTATCAACAATCTTTACCCAAGGATAATATGTTGCTGCGTAGTTAGTATCAAGTGCAGATATCGCTGCTGTTGCAGCTGATATTGAACCACCTTTAATACCACAATCTAATACATAAAAAGCATCACCTCGTTCTTCACATTTTTGTATCGCGTGATTTGTAATCTTCGGATGTAAATTGTGAATAACACCAGGAGTTACTAACATATTCAAGTCAAATTCATCAGGATTACTTACAGCGTTAATTGCTTTCTTATAAGCTACTGCTCCTGCTGCGGTTGCACTTGAAATGTCAAACCCTTGTGTGTTTGATGCCACTATACTCGCTCCTGTCAATTTTGGATTTGCTGGGTTATCCCCATCGAATCCACCTTGAAATGGAACAACAAACTTTCTCTGTTTTACACTTGAAAGTACAAGAGTAATTTTTTCAGTTCCATCTGAATAAGTATCACCAGTTGTTGATGCATCTGTATGTCCTAACATATTTTCAAGACTCATTGTTACATGAGCTCCACTACCTGCTGAATCTGGTATAGGTGCTAAATATTCTTCAGCATCTGCGTTACCATAATCATGTCCATAAGGAACATTTGAATCAAACTCACTCTGTGCATTAGTTTGTAAACTTTTCAATGCCCAAGTTGGAACTGCTGTACTTCCAGCACATGGATTACTAATTGCTGCGTGTCCCATTGGTACTAATGATTTTGGAATAGAACCATCTGAAATATCAGAAAAATCTGATAAATAAATATGTTTAGATCTATTATTCCAATCACCATTATAAGTAAGTTTTCCAGTTGCGGAAATGGTTACATACCTATCTCCAATTCTACGAGCAAAGAAATTAGTACTCTTAGGATCGAAATTAAGTCCATCCCACTGTTCCAAAATGTTATCGGTTGTTAGACCATTATCATCTAAACCAGTCTGTCTTACTTGAAGTGAAAACTGTCCATAATCACTGCCAGCAACTGTACCAGCTTTCTTAACATTCAAAATAACAACTTTATATTTGTTATTTACATCACTACCATGTGAACGAGTATTAGCTTTAAATAAGTTATACCGTGAATTATTAATCAACTGTGATTGAATGTATGGTGTTGATGCGTTATTATATGCTGTTGCAGATGTGAAAGTCGCGTGACTTGCAGTTATTGCTGCAGACGATCCAGTCGGTCCAGTTTGTGAATGGTGTCCGCCGCTACTTTGTGCGTATTTGAAATTCTTATACAAATATGCTCCAACCGTACTTCCACCAGATTTCTGAACTTGTGCATCTCTACTGAATACTTCACCAATATAATTTGCACTTCCTGTATCAAATGATATTGAATAACTTGCAACTGTTAAAGCTTTAGCTCCCCAGTTACTACCACTTAACCCAATTGATCCTGCTGTCCAGTCTGATCCAATACCGAGTGTACTACCTTCCAAGTCAGCAGTTCCATCTGAACCACCACGTGAAGGTAATAACACAGCTAATGTCTTTTTAGATATACCACTTCCACTCACATAAATATTAATTGAGTCTGCAGTATATCCACCAGTATTAAGAACACGAACTATCGTTACTGATCCCGCACTTCTTAAATATTGTTCTACCGCGTACGGTGTGTAAAATCGTTGGTCGGTTGATCCAAACATTTCTTCAAACTCTGAGAAATTACTAACTTGAGTAGGTACAAAAGCGGGACCTTTAACTGTTGGTCCAACTATACATGCTCCAATTGCAGCAATTCCTGCAGGTAAAAATGATAAATCTCGTTCCCTCGTAAATACACCCGGACTTACGATTCTTTCTGCCATTATCTTTCTCCTATTATTGTTATAATTTAAATAACTAAATTAGTCGTTTTTAGACTATAAATATTTACTATAAATATAGCCTAACTTTCTCAAACGATGTGTTTGTAGGAGATTATTTAAGTAGTTTCTGAAGCTTCTGTGACTTGAGCAGCGGTTGGTGCTGGTGTAAAAACTCCCGTTGCGGGGTCTAAATTACCAGGACCATACTTTTCATTCAACGATTTAACAATATCTTGTTCCTTCTTTTGTAACTCAGAATAATCACTTTCCATCTGAATTTCAGTTGCATCAAGTGCATCTAATTGTTGTTGAACTAAAAGTTTCTGTACCTTTAATTGTCCAAATTGAGCTGATTTTTCAGAATAACCATCTTGTAACTCACGTAGTGATTGTAATTCTTCATCACTAAATTTAGTTTCTGATGCCTTTTCTTCTACTTTTTTAGCTAAATTGGACTCTTCTGTTACGGCCATAACTTTCTCCTTTGTTATTATTATTTAATAAAACCTAATTATAAATATCAAATGAATTCTCTTAATTCACTTTTTTCTTTAGATCTTCTACCTCTTGTTTTAATTCTTTAATTGACTCAATTAATAATGGAATGATTCGTTTATAATCAACTCCTAAATAACCATTTGTTCTCTCTACTACTATTTCAGGAAGAACTTTTCGAACTTCTTGAGCTATAACTCCGACATCTCGTCCTCTTTCCTTTGCCCATTCAGGTGATTCTTCATTCCAATTAAATGTAACACCTCTAATTT